CTTGCGCTGACCTTCGCGTTCCCGGTGCTCGCGAAGCAGGATCACGCGCAGGGTGCGCCGCGGCATCGGGTGGATTACGATCCGTTGGCCGAGCTGTGGCAGCGGCAACCGCCGATGCCCGTTCCGTCAATTCGCCGCTAGGGGCGCGTGGCGAGGCCGCCTGATGGCCGTCTCGGGGTTTTGGGTGCTAGGGTAGCGGCGACGGCACAAAATGCGCCTGCGGGCTTTGTAGAGGTTTTTAAGGGGGTAGGGATCGGAGCGAGCCAAGCGGTATGAGAGAACCAAGCAGGGGGAGCGAGCCAAGGGGGCAGAGGGAACCGCGGCGTAGGAGCGAGCCACCTGAGCAGAGAGCACCACGGTGCTGGAGCGAGCCAGACCAAATGAGAGCACCACGGCAAGAGAGCGAGCCATTGACGCTGAGAGCACCAAGCAGCCAGAGCGAGCCAATAAGAATGAGAGCACCATACGAGGAGAGCGAGCCAGAGATGGGAAGAGCACCAATCCGCATAAGCGAGCCAGGCGAAACGAGAGCACCACGCACGGGAAGCGAGCCACGAACGCAGAGAGTGCCACATCCCGAGAGCGAGCCAATCGCGAAGAGAGCACCACAGTCGGCGAGCGAGCCACTGATAAAGAGAGCACCACGGCGCAGGAGCGAGCCAGAGGGCCTGAGAGCACCATCGAAGGAGAGCGAGCCAGCGACGGTGAGAGCGCCATTCGGAGAGAGCGAGCCATGACGAAAGAGAGAACCAAAGGAACGGAGCGCGCCAGCGATGACGAGAGCGCCACGCACGGCGAGCGAGCCAAGCACCGCGAGAGCACCACCGCAGGCGAGCGAGCCACGGATAATGAGAGTACCAAAGACTGCGAGCGAGCCAAAGGGCCGGAGGGAACCAGGGGCGAAGAGCGCGAGGGAGAGCCGCCGGATGATTTCAGCACTGCAGTCCGGCGGCTAACCCGAGAACTACGCAACGCCGCCGCTTTACTGGGCGACGACGCGGCGCGATACCTCGTCGACACGTATTACGACATGCAGCACGACCGCATCCGTGCCGCGGCGCAGATCCGCCAGGCCGCCGAGGACGAGGCGCCCAATCCCGTGCTGGGTTGGCTGTCGGTCTCGTTCGAGACCCTCGAGGAGGGCATAAAATCCGCCCTCGACCAATACACGCAGGCCCATCGCATGGGCTCGTGGATGCGGGGGGTATATGGTATCGGTCCCGTCCTGTCGGCGGGGCTGCTGGCGCATATCGACATCGCCAAAGCGCCGACCGCCGGTCATATCTGGCAATACGCGGGTCTCGCGGCGGATGGGCAGAAGCCGTGGGCCAAGGGCGAGAAACGGCCGTTCAACGCGCGGCTGAAGACCCTCACATGGAAATGCGGCCAGTCGTTCATGAAGTTTTCGAACCGGCCGCAGTGCTTCTACGGCCAGCTCTACCGCGAGCAGAAGGCAAAATACATTTTCAACAACACGCAAGGCGGCTATCGCGGCCGCGCCCTCGAGCTGGCCGTTAAGGTTGGCAAGGCGACCGAGGCGTATAAGCACTACAGCACCGGGGTCTTGTCGCCCGGTCATATCGACGCGATGGCACGGCGTTGGGCGGTGAAGCTGTTTCTCGCGAATCTGCACGGCGAATGGTATAGACGCGAGTTCGGCAAAGAGCCGCCGGCGCCCTATCCGATTGCGATTCTGGGGCACGCGCATTATGCGCCGCCGCAGGCCGCTGAATAGAGGAGTGCCCTGACAATCGGTGCATTGTTTGGCGGCGGCGCGAAGACCCCGGCTCCACCACCTCCCCCGCCGCCTCCCCCAGCCCCGCCGACCGCGGCGGATGCCAGCGTCGCGGCGGCCGGCGCCTCGCAGCTCGCGCGTTCGCGGGCCGCCGCCGGCGCGGGTGCCGCCGGCACGATCCTGACGACCCCGCAGGGGCTGACTGAGCCGGCGGCGACGCAGCAGAAGACGCTGCTCGGTTCGTGAGATGGCGCGCTCGCAGCAAGCCTTAGCCTTCTACGAGCGCTCTTCACCGACCCTCTTGGCGGCGCAGCCGGCCGAGGCGCGCATCCTGCCGTTCCGCAGCGACCCGCAATGGGGCGACCTGTATGCGCATCTCGAAGCGCGCCTCAGCATGCTGCGGTCGTGGCGGCTGTCGTGGTGGGAGCACTGGGCGCTGCTCGCCAGATACCTGGTGCCCCGCCGGTATCATTGGCTCGTGACTCCGAACACGATGACCCGCGGCTTCCCGATCAACCAGGAGATCGTCGACGGGACCGCCACGCTGGCGATGCGGATCTGCGCCAGCGGCATGATGAGCGGGCTGTGCTCGCCGTCGCGGCCGTGGTTCAAGCTGAAGGCCGGCATGGGCAGCCAGACGCCCGAGCTCGACAATCAATCGATGGAATGGCTCGAGCAGGTCGAGGACCGCATGTACGCGGTCATGGCCGAGAGCAATTTTTACGATGCGTTCGCGCAGATGTTCGAGGATCTGGTGATTTTTGGCACCGCCGTCGTCATCGTTTACGAGGACGAGGAGGATGTGATCCGGTGTTACAATCCCTGTGCCGGCGAATACTTCCTGGCGGCCGGGTCGAGCTTCCGGGTCGAAAGCCTGTTTCGCTTGTTCACCTTGACTGTTGCGCAAACCGTCGAGATGTTCGGATTGAACAATTGCCCGCCCGACATCAAGACGTTGTGGGAAACCAAGGGCGCGGCGCTCGAGACCGAACGGGTCATCGCCCAGGCGATCGAGCCCAACTTTCCGATCCGGCGGCGCGATGGATCGAGCGGCGCGGTGCTCAGCGGTGATTTTAGTTGGCGCGAAGTTTATTGGGTGTGGGGGCAGCAAAACGAGCGTGCGTTGAGCCAGCGCGGGTTTACCGAGCAAGCCTTTATTGCGCCGCGCTGGGCGACGACGTCGAACGACGCCTACGGGCGCAGCCCCGGCATGGACGCGCTGCCCGACGTGATGCAATTGCAGTTGATGACCCGGCGCGAGGCCGAGGCGATCGAGAAGCAGGTGCGCCCGCCGTTGCTCGCTGGGGCGGAATTAAAGAACCAGCCGTCGTCAACCCTGCCGGGCCAGGTGACCTACGTTACCAATGTCGAGCCTGGCAAGGGGATGCGGCCGATTTACGAGGTGATGCCGGATTTGACCGGCATGGAAAAGAAGATCGAGGCAATCCAAGCCCGCATCAACCGCACCTTCTTCACCGACATCTTTCTGATGATTTCGCAGATGGAGGGGGTGCAGCCGCGCAACGAGCTCGAGATTTACGAACGCAAGGGCGAGAAGATCCAGATGCTCGGGCCGGTCATCGAGCGGTTTCAGTCGGAGGCGGCGTCGCCCGCGATCGCGCGCATTTTCGGGATCATGCAGCGCAAGGGACTGCTGCCGCCGATGCCGCCGGGGTTGCGCCAGCTGCCGCTGCAGGCGCAGTACGTTTCCGAGATGGCGCTGGCCCAGCGGGCCGCGGCGACCGGCGGGATCGAGCGTTTCATGGCCACTGTGGGAAACCTCGCGGCGGCGTTTCCCGAGGCCAAGGACAACGTCGACCCCGATGCGCTGGTGCGGGAGTATGCCGATTTGCTCAACGTGACGCGGCGCATTTTGCTCACGCCGCAAGCGCTGCAGCAATTGCGCGGGGCGCGGGCGCAGCAGCAGCAGCAGGCCGCCGCGGTGGCGGCCTCGCAGGCCGCGGTGCAAGGGGCGCAGACGCTCAGTCAGACCGATGTCGGCGGCGGGCAGAACGCGCTCGCGGCGATGCTCGGCACGGGCGCCGGCGGCGGTGCCGGGCCGCCTGGAGCGGGTGCCGCGGCACCGGGGATGGGACGCTAATGCTGACCGACACAAAGCTTCACGAAGGTAAAATCATCCCGCTGCGAAAGCATCGGCCTGGGCGTGTACTTCTGGCGATGTCTGAAAGCGGCGAGAGCATCAGGGAAGTGGCGGCAAAATTTGGGTTGTCATATCACTATACGGCTTATTTGATCCGCATGGCGCGGCATCGGCGCCGGCGCTTACTGAGCGAACATGCTGACCGAAAGTGAAATCTTCTCCCAACTCCAGGACAGCCTGAAGAAGGCCGAGGGGTGCTGCCGTCAGCTCGCCCACTGGCGCGGCGACCCGGGTTGGCTGCAGCTGGCGGCGATGTATGCCGCGCAGCAGCAGAAGGTGCTGGCGCTGGCGGCGCGGCGCGGCGGGCTGCAGAGCCTCTATGTCATGCCGGCCAACCGCAACCAGCCGCACTGAAGCCAAATAATAATATTTCTTTCGCGCGTCACAGAAATATTAT